GGCCTCTTTCGAGGACATGCCGAACATCGCGACCAACAGCCTGTCGATTGCGGTGGGCGACATGCGCGCGGCCTATCAGATCGTGGACCGGGCGGGCATCCGTGTCCTGCGTGATCCCTACACCGCCAAGCCTTTCGTGCTGTTCTACACCACGAAGCGCACCGGCGGCGATGTGGTGAACTTCGAGGCAATCAAGCTGATCAAGTTCAGTTTCTGATGAAATCGGGCGGGGCCAATACCGGCCCCGCTCTTTCCGCTGGTGAACCTGCCAGCTCTCTCTAGCGCGAAGGGGTAAAACAATGCGCGACTTTATTTCCAACGTTTCCACTGTGGACATGTCTACTGACACGCTTTCCGGCATCACGCCGAACGCTTCTGCATGGCTTGATGTGCGCGGATATGATGCCGCTACCATCGAAATCCTGACCGGAGCGGTTACGGACGCGGGCACGGCGGCGGGCTTTACCGCCACGCTTCAGCACTCCGACACGACCGCTAACGGTGACGCGGCTAACGTATCGGCAGATGAAGCCGTCAATGGCACTGTGACCGTGACGGTGACTGACGACGCTGCGGACAACGTGGTTGCGGGTGCCCTCGGGTATCTTGGCAACAAACGCTACATCCGAGTGAACTATGTCGGCACGACCAACACGGCGGCGGTTGTCCGCACCATTGGTCGGCTTGGCCGTCCGCACCGCGCACCGACTACCTACATCGGCGCATCCGTCGCGGCAACCTGATCTTTGCGAGGGGCCGGAAAACTGGCCCCTTTCACAAGCACAGGGATAACTCATGACAAAAGTCAGGATCACACACCGCGACGGATACCGCTGCGCACCCCACGGCCACACGGTCGAGACCTTCGCATTTGGCGATATCGTGGATGGGCGGGCAGCGGATCTGGCTTTGGCGGCTGGTGCTGCATCGCCTCTGTTTCCTGAGATGGAAACCAAGCCCGCCGCGCCTGTTCAGGTCAAACGGGGCAGACCCAGAAAGGCCAAATCATGAGCCTGAGACCTGTCCGGTTGTTCTACCCGCAGCGCGGATCGGTTCGCGCCGTCGCGCCTGCTCTTGAGCCTGTAACAGCGGCAGAATTAAGAACGCACCTTGTCGAGACTGTAGAGGGTCTTTCTGATACTGCGGCAGAGGCGTTAATTTCAGCCGCTCGCGAGGAAATCGAGGAAGTCACCGGCATTGCGATGATTACGCAAGAGTGGCGATTGGCGCTGGACGCATGGCCGGGAAACCCTGAACCGTGGTGGTCTGGCACACGGCAAGGCGCGATCAGCGAATTGCGCGGCGCGCCCGCTACGCTGGCAATCCCGGTTTATCCGTTGCAGGGCATCGACGCCGTGACGGTATTCAATGAAGCGGGCGCATCATCTGCGGTGACTGTGGCAACCGTCTTTGATGTGGACACGTATCAGCGGCCAGGGCGGTTATCGCTCAAAGCTGGTCAGACATGGCCTATTGCCCTGCGGGACACAAACGCGATCCAGATTGAATACACGGCTGGATTTGGTGACGCGGCGTCGGACGTTCCCGCGCCGCTCAAGCGGGCCGTGCTGCAAATGGCGGCGTATCTTTACGAGCATCGCGGCGATGGCTGCACACCGGGCAATGCCTTTCATGCATCCGGCGCGGCTGACATGGCCAAGCGGTATCAGGTGGCACGAATTTAATCTCATCGGGCGTTGCCCATCATCGGAGAAAGACAAATGGCGGATATTTCAGTTACAGCGGCGAGCGTGATTGCAGGCACTGGTGCCAGCACGAAGAGCGGCGTTGCGGGCGCAACCATCACGGCGGGGCAGATCGTTTACCGCGATCCGGCTGATGCCCGATACAAGCCGGCGGATAACGACGCCGTGCCGACCGCAGGGTTTGGGGCCGTATTCATGGCGCTCAATGGCGCGTCCGCTGGTCAGCCCCTTGCGGTTCTGGTGGGTGGGAACGTCACCTTGAACGCTGTGCTAACAGCAGGCACGTCCTATTATCTGTCTGGCACGGCGGGCGGCATCGCCCCGCGCGCTGATGTGACAATCGGCGATGATGTGGTTTTCCTTGGCACCGCATCGTCAACCACGGTTCTGGTATTCAAGCCGATCATTTCTGGCGTGACGCTCTGATATGAAATGCTGCGACGTTACATCGGGGATGCTCCGCACCACGGTTCAATTCCAGCGGATCACGCGCACAACTGATGGCGCGGGCGGCTGGACTGAGACGTGGGCGGCAATCCCTGATGCACCGACGCGGGCATGGGTAAGGGGCGCAAGCGGCTTTGAGCGGCTACAGGCGGGGCGGCTGGACGCGCAAACAACGGACAGGCTAACGTGCCGCTATTTCGCTGGCCTTACGGCGGCGGATCGCGTTCTTGTGGATGGTGCAGCGCACAATATCCAGTGGGTCGACAACGTCGAGCGGCGCAACAGATGGCTGGATATGAGGCTGGCGGGCGGGGTGGCAACCTGATGGCGAGTTTGGGCTTTATCATTGAGCACCAGACATGGCCCGTGGTGGAGTTGTTGCAACGCATCAGATTCGAATGGCCACCGGGAAAACTGCAACAATTCTCGGATGAGTGGGACGCGCTTGAGGATGCGGGAGCGCAAATGATCGAGGTGGAAATTATTGGTCAGAAAATCATCTCTACACCGTCGCATGACTTCCTGAGCCATTTGAAAAAATGGTGCCTTGAGCCGTGAATGACTTTCGGATCGAGGGCACAGAAGAACTAAACCGCGCATTGGGCAAGTTAAGCAAGGACGCCGAAAAGTATGTCTCGGATGCGGTGAACGCAACCGGGCTGGAATTACGCGGCGATATCGTGAAGCGGTATCAGCGCGGATCAAAGACCGGCATCATCTATGCCAAGGTAAACCCGACGCGGACGCACCAGGCATCGGCACCTGGCGAGGCACCGGCCACGGATACCGGCAGGCTTGTCTCTGCGACTGTGTTTTCGCGCATTGGCAGGCTTGCCGCTGAGGTTGAAAATAAGGTGCTTTACGGGGCCATGCTGGAATGGGGAACGCGCAATATTGCGCCGCGTCCCGCATGGCGTCCAGCGGCAGAAGAAATCCGGCCCAAGTTTATCAAGCGGCTTGAGAATGCACTGAAAAGGGCGATGCGATGAAAACGGACGCATTGCAGGCGGCGATCTATTCAAGGCTGACGGGCAATTCTGCTCTCATGGCAAGCCTCTCGACAGCATGGGGCGTGAGCGCAGTCTTTGATCATGTGCCGCAAGTCACGGACCCGGAGAACGTCGCCTATTTCCCCTACATCACGATTTCGGATGTTACGGCAAGCCAATGGGACACTAAGGGCGACAACGGCGCGACAGGCGTTGTGCAGATTGACGTGTGGTCGCGGGCGCGGGGCATGTTGCAGGCGCGCCAGATCGCATCGGCTGTTTATGCCCTGCTGCATTATCAGCCATTAACGATCACCGGCGCGGATCACATCTGGACCGATGTTGAAACCGTCGAAAGTTTTCTAGACCCCGACAGCATCACGCGGCGGGCAATGCTAACCGTGCGGGTTGCTTACGACAACTTCTAAGGCTCTCGCGTAACTCACTGAAAGGAAAGTATCATGGCAAAAATCGCAGGCCGCAGAGTGCGCATCTATGAGGGCGCAAGCGTTGGCTCTGGAACGCTGGTCGCGGGCGCTCGCTCGGACAGCATCACGATCAACAACGAGGCAATCGACGTTACTGACAAGGGCGACGATGGCTGGCGCACATTCCTGAATGACGCATCTGTCAGGACGGTTGATATGTCGGTCGAGGGACTTCTGGACGGCGACAGCCTTCTGAGCGCAGCCCTTGGCAACACGCAGGCGCTCTTGGGTGACTACGTGATCGACATTGAGGGCATCGGCACCGTCGCGGGTGAGTTCCATTTCTCCAGCTTCGAGATTGGCGCACCGCACGACGATGCGGCGACCTTCACAGCGTCGATCCAATCCAGCGGTGAAATCACCTTCACGGCGGCATAATGGGTGTTTTTCGTGATGTGTCGCTGACGGTTGGCGGCAAGGAATACATCGTTTCCCCGTCTAATAGGCTGTTGCGCCGGATCGAGATGAAAGCGCGTCAGGAAAACCCGCGATTCAACCTTGTGGAAGTGATGTTCTTTCTGCAAACGAGTGCGGGCTCCATGCCGGATATGGCATTCATCCTGGCCGAGTTTGTCAATTCGGCTGGCGGCAAGATGTCCGAGGATGAGGCGCTGTCGCACATCGTGCGGATGGAAGTGAGCGAATTGCAGGCGCTCAAGGAAAGCCTCTGCGGCTGCATCATGCCGGAAGTCGATGAAAAAAAGCCCGAGGCCCCCGAGTAAGAGGGGATGCCGGGGGCGAAATTCAGCAGATCGACTGGAACGCGCTATACGTCTTGGCGCGGTCTTGGGAAATCCAGCCGACCGAGTTCTGGGACATGACCATGCCGGAATTTTTCGCGGAAATGGATATGCGCCGGAAAGATGTTGAAGGCGGGTATGCGGGGCGGCTGACGCGCGGCGATCTCGATGACTTGAAGGAATGGATGCACAATGGCGCTACCACCGCTTAAAGTCATAATCGACGCAGACACCAAGGGGCTTGATCGCGGCCTATCCAAGACGCAGGCCAGCATCGCCACATTCGCCAAGGCGGGTGCGGCTGGTCTTGTGGCAGTCGGCACGGCAATGGCGGCTCTTACCAAGCGCAGCCTTGACCAGATCGACACGCTCGCAAAGCAGGCGCGGTCTCTCGGGCTCACAACGGCGGCATTCCAGCGCATGACGCTGGTGGCCGGTGAGGCGGGTGTTGAGGCGGGCAACCTGTCATCGATGCTCGGGCTGATGCAGCGCAACATTTCCGAACTGGAAAAAGGCACAAAGGCGCAATCGGATGCGTTCGGCAAGCTGGGCATTTCCATCACCGATTTGCAGGGCCTTTCGCCGGATGAGCAATTTGCCCGGATTGCTGAGGCGC